TTCATCGCTCTGCTGCTTGTAAACCTCGACCTGCTGGCGAGTAGCGGCCTCAAAAAGATCGTCTTGAAGCGGATGACCGGTCGCTCGACGAACATAAAGGAAGGTGAGATCCCAATTCCCCCGATCTTTTTCCTCCAGGTTGCTGTACTTGATCGCCGCCTCCAGTCCGTCCTTGTTGAAGCCCAAGGCAATTAGGGCCGACTTCGCCGCCGACAATTCGTCGCTCAACGCCTGGCGCTGCTCCTTGATATCGTTGAAGGTCTCCCGGAAGGCCGAAACCTTCTTCAGGGTGTCTTCGTTCCAGATGGTTTTTTCCTCCGGCGGGCTGTTGGGCTTTACCCCGTCACCGGCCCGACTACCACTAAAATCAGCCACGTTACTGGCTGTCGCTGCTTTACTCATACTAGATACCTCACTTGACGATAGTTACTTGAATACCAAACACTGCCTCTACGATCTTGCGTTTCAGCTTGAATACAGGATCTAGGTACTTTTCATTGAGCGTACCCTTAACATCCTCTATCACCCGTTGATCGTCCCGGGTATATTTAAAATCGGCGCGATAAGTGAAAACTTTCTCGCCATTAATCACTACGTCGAATGGTGGTTGTAACTCCAGGTCGCTGATGGCGCCTGAGTGTTGTAGTAGTTGTAACTCCCGGTACCGGCGCAGCTCGCCGGCACTCGGGAAATATTGCACCGGGCTATGACATGACGGACAGAACTCATGCTTGGCGTCGAATGATTCTGGGCAGCGGAGACAGGCCCAGACCTGTTTCCGCAAACCCATCGCCTGCTGCTTGGTTGAGAACCGCCCGCGCGCCATTATTTGCCCTCGTTGCTGGTCGCGGCCATCACATCATCCACGTTAGCGCCGCACTGCTGGGCAGCTGAATACAGGCTATACCGCAGCACATCAGCACTGTTCGGGCGCATACCGGGTACCCTTTTTTCCATTTCCGCCTTGACCACATCGAAGTGCGCTTTGGTCTGCGCGTCATCCAAATCAATCGTTGCTTTGCTCATACAAATTACCCTCTGTGTTAAAAAATACGTCGCCCTGAGTGACGACAGATATCAGCATCCCGGCTGTAAAAATCGCCGCGCACACCACGCAGACAATCAACAACCAACCAAAATGCTCAAACTTAATCATTAACGCGACTCGTGATCCTTTACAGGGTGCAGCTTCGCTAGAATCTCACCCGTGCGCGCCTTCATTGTCTCAATCACGCTGATCATGTGCTGGATCTCGTGGGTGGTAACACCAAAATCAGTGTGATCCATCGTGGCGAACAGCTCCCGCGCCTCGCGGATCATCCGTGCTAACCGGATGTCGTTGCGCAGAACCTTATCGCTGCGCTCGTTGATTTCGCTTCTTTCGCTCATCGTCCGTACCTGAATGGAACCCCGTTGCTATACAGAGGTGAATAAAACACCCGGCCACGCAAGCGGGCTTTCAGGGCGCGCTCTTCTTTCACCAGGTTCTTCCGATATCGCTCGAAGCTCTCAAGCGGTTTTCTTTTTCGTGCTGCCATTGTTGTCCCCTAAAACGTCAAAACGGAAGGTCGTCGAAACCATCGTCACCCGGGATATCGCTATCGGTATGTGGCGGCGGTTGGTTGCTATTGCTGGTCGGCCTGTAAGCGTCGGCCTGCTGCTGAGCGCGATCGCTGTCGGCCGGTTTACCGTCCAGCATGATCATGTCATTCGCCACGATCTCAGTGGTCCAGCGATCCTGTCCGTTCTGGTCCTGCCATTTCCGGGTCCGGAATTCACCGGCAACAAAAATCTTGGAGCCTTTTTTCAGGTACTCACCCATGATTTTCGCCAACTGCTTGAAGGCAACAATTCGAACCCATTCGGTTTGCTCGTGCTTCTCGTTGGTGTTTTTATCGACCCACGACTTACCGACCGCGATGCTGATATTCGCCACAGCATCCCCAGCTGCGGAATATTTGATATCCGGGTCCTGCCCTAATCGCCCGATGAATTCACAGCGGTTCAAATCTCTAGCCATTTCGTTTTTCCTCGTTCATTGCGCGCGTCACGCGCTGTAAATGTTCGTCGCCCCAAGTCTTGAGCAACCTGGGTTTGTATTCCTGTTGCCACCAGCGCATGCCGTCCGCGCCTCGTTTATCGATGTACCGCAGGCATTGCCGCGCCTGGCCGGTTATGTCATCCATGGGTCGCTTCAGCATCCACCCGCCCGATATACAGCCATTGGTCCCGCGGGTGACTGAGTACGGGACCAAAGTTGTTGTGCTTTACCGAATCCAGTCTCACGCACGCCGGGCACTTCTCCTGACGTGTTTCCGTCCTGACAAACTGTTTGAAACACCGGTCGCACCGTCTTAAATCCTGCGGGGGCTGCTGCTTGTTCTTCAGGTAATACCGAACACGCGCCTCTTTGCGCTGTCGGGCCACGATCTTCGGAGAGCATGCCGGGCAGAACTTCTGGTTGCCGGACCTGCGAGTAAACTCAGCGCCGCACCGGTCATTTGCGCAAACACTTGTGGCCATCAGTATTCGAACTCCTGCAGGTTTTGAACCCGCATAGTCTCGGGCAGCCAGGCAAACTTCAGGCGACCAACCGGGCCGTGCCGGTTCTTGTCGATCAGTATCTCCAGAATGCCCTTGTCCACCGTGTCCTCGTTGTAAACCTCATCGCGATAGAGCATTGCCACCGTGTCCGCCTCTTGCTCGATTTCACCAGCTTCCTTCAGGTCGGCCATTCGCGGTCGACGATCTGGGCGCTTCTCAACATCCCGGTTGACCTGGGCCAGCGCCACGATGGGAATATTCAGCTCCAGCGCGAGTGATTTGAGCTTGGTCACCACATTGGCAACCTCCTGCCGCCTGGATTCCGCTTTGTCACGAATGCGCTGGATGTAATCGACGTAGATGATCTGGACCCCGTGGTTGTATTTCATCGCCCGGGCGGCGCGCATCAGTTCGGTGATTGACAGGTTGCCACGGTCGTAGATATGCACCTGTTTGGACGCCAGCTTGGTCACCGCTTTAGCCATAGATTCCTCTTCCGCGCCCTGGTACGACGCTGTGCGGATCATTGTGCCGGGCACTCCACTGGTCATGGAAATCATCCGGAGACCGATCTGATCATGCGGTTGTTCAGTCGAGAAAAAACCAGCCGGGCAGTCGTGGTTCAGCATCCAGTTGATAATCACGCTGGTCTTACCCATGGCGGGTCGGCCGCCGATCACGATCAGATCAGGTGCCTGCAGCCCACCGAGAGCTTTATCGAACTTGGCCAGCCCGGTACAAAGGCCTGGCATCCCGCCATGCTTTGCGGCTTCTCGGGCTTTCTCGATTGCGGCCATCGCCGCCTCAGCCGTCGAGTGTGAGTAATTCTTTTCAACCTTGCCCAGGTCCATCAGGGCTTGTATCGCGCCATCCGCGTCGAAATCTTTGTACAGGGTCTCAGCAATGCTTTTGATCGTGCGGTCTCTATGCCGCTCCAACATGACCTTTTGAGCCGTGTGAAAGAATGTCTCGCTAAACGCCTCACTGACGTACTTGCCGCACAGTGCCAGCCATGTGGTGTGGTTCGGGTACATCCGATCCAGCTCATCAGCCACCGTGACGACATCGATCATGTGGCCTTTGGCGTCCAGCGTCGTGATTGCCTCGAAGATGAAGCGGTTGGTCGCTGACAGGAAGTGCTGCTGTCCAACTTTGCATTCCATCAGTCGCTCAGGTTTCCACATCAGGATTCCGAGGAACCAGCTTTCAGACTGTTCGACAGTGATGCTTTCGTTGTGATGTTTTTTTAGTTCGGTGGTCATACAGGGAATTCTCCAAGTGTCCGTTGTTTCGGTTGTTGGTGGTTGTTATTCCTATCGTCCGGGGTGTAAACGGTTTTCCATCCACGGGATATGGATTTTTCAATTGCCTGATTTACATCAAAGCCGGAGTTGTGAACTTTCTGCACTTCACCAATCAAGACCTTCAATCCCCTTGGTGAATTTATCGCCTTCAATTTTTTTCTGACGAGCAAGAATTCATTCCACAGGTCTTTGTCGATGTACTCTGGCAATTGGTACTCTTGCTCTTTAGATTCAATTGATAGGTTCTTGGTAGATTCGTGTCCCAAATTTGGTACTGGTCTAGTACCGTTTTTGGTACTGGTGGTAGTACCGTTTTTGGTACTGGTTCCGTTTTTGGTACCAGTCCCGTTTTTGGTACCGGTACCAGTACCATTTTCGGTACTGGTTTCGATGTTGATTTGCTCTTGATCGGCGCAATAACTAGTACCGATTTTGGTACTGGTTTGATGGCCATTAAGCAGCCCGACAAGACGGTAATAATTACCAGCCCCGTGTTTTTTCTCGACCGTTATTAAGCCTGTTGACTCCAAAAACTTGATCGAAACCATGACGGTTTTTCGATCAAGCCCGGTGTCTGTTGCCAACCTATTTATCGACGGGTAGCAACCGTAGTTATCATCGGATCGGTCAGCCAATGACAATAAAACAATCTTCTGCGCAGCTTTGATTTGCTGCCGCCAGGCCCACTTTGTTGCGTCTAAACTCACTCTCTAGCCCTGGTGGAAAATCTTCTTGCCCAGCTCGTAAACAGCGCGCATTTGCGCCCTGGATAGGGTCACGATTTGCGGTTGATTACCGTCCGATTTCTTGTAAATCATCACGTCCCTGCCATCGTCGCGAATCTCGAAATCATCGCGCCTTGGGTAGTCGATGGGTTGTTCAGTTCTTGTTGTCCGATCCATTTCTCGCCTCAATCCATTCGTTTTTCGCCTCAATCCACCCAGCCTGCCAAGCTGCCGATTTAAATATCCCATGGCCGCTATGCGTGGTTTTGGTGTATGGGTTTTCATCGAAAGCCCTACCATTCGAAAAATCGTTTTTCCCTTGTTCTCGTATATTTGGCCAAGGATTTAAAAACATGGTTCTCATAGGTCTATTGGTTCTCTCGAAACACTTTTGACAGGGATTGATACTGAATTCGATGATCCGAAATATACGTTTCAACCAGGCGCTTCATGAGAGTCGATACCGTCAGATTACTGTCACCCTGCTCGCGCTCGAATTCGAGCAAAGCGAGGAATTCGCTCTCTGTCTGTTCGTTGACGTGGGTTACTAGAGTTCGGTCCAGCTTCATCCGGAGTCCCTTAAAAAGACCCCGGCACGAGGCCGGGGTAATAACCACCGAAGGACAAATAGCATGCTGCAGGTACTATGGAACCTGCACCGGCATGCCAGCGGGGGAAGAAAGGAGACCGGTTCGCACCGGTCAAGCCAGCGCGCGGGGGAGCGACTGGATCAGGAGTCATGCGGCTTGCTCATCATCCACCGCTTCTTGTTTCATAAATAAAGCGGAAAATCTCCAAGCCGCGAGTTCTGGTAGATATATATCTTCGGATTTGGTCCACTGATGAACAGAAGCTCGTTGATAACCAAGCAATCGCCCAAGTTCGGCTTGATTGCCATCCGTTTTAGCCAGCGCGTCGCTGATCAGAATTTTTGGATATTGGGTATTCATGCCCGGAGTATATTTCCATATACATTTATCGTCAACCCAAATATACGCCCACTAATAGACAATTGACACATGGCGACACTGGTAGAAAGATTTGCGGAATGTGTTTCTGACTGGGAGAAATTCACCGGTCAGAAATTTAATGCCGCCGACATGGCCAGAAAGTGCGGAGTGAAAAGGGCGACGGTAGCCAACTGGAAAAATGGAGTTGCAAAAAGTATTAGCGGGGCTCCACTCATCGCGGCTGCGGAATATTTTAATGTGTCGCCTGGATGGTTGAATGGCGGCTCCGTACCAAAAAACAAAGGTATCTCCACTGAGCGTAAACCTAGTGATGATCTATCAGAAATAGAAGGGAATAACTTTCATCAACAACGATTCATCCCTAAGATGGTTCCAAGAATATCAACCGTATCAGCCGGTCCCTGGACTGAAATAGCTGACAACCACCCTCCAGGCTTTGGTGAGGATATCGATTTCTGCCCGGTACCCTGTTCAGACGGGACCGTCTCGTTTGTGGTGTCTGGCGACTCCATGACATCGCCGTATGGCCCGGACACGTTCCCCCATGGGACCACTATTTTCGTAGACCCGAATGTCTTACCAGAGAATGGTAGCTTCGTGATTGCGAAGGTGAACGGCGAGGCCGAGGTGACCTTCAAGCAATTCGTTGTAGACGGCCCCAGGCGCTTCCTGAGACCGTTGAACAGCATTTATCCGTTGATAAGTGACGAGTTTCGAGTGTTGGGCGTGGTGGTGGCGTCACAGAGGTTGCATCGGTGATGGTAGGATCACTGTCTTTTATGAAAAGCCAGGTACAACCACGCGACAACCCAAAAAACTAAGCCCGCAGCAAACCCCCAGCTTTCTTCTGGCTGGTAGCAACCCAGACCGCCAACACCACCAGAGAAGGTAGTAACGAATATAAACCCCGCGATTGCGCCGATCACCGCAATAGGTGAGCTCCCATGATTCACCCGATCAAAACCCTTGTTCTCGCGCACCGTGTTTTCTATACCAAGCAGGATGAAAAATATCACCGCGCACACGACAAACAGCCCCGCCATATAAAGAAAAACAACAATTCCGCTGCAGCCACTCATTTATCTTCCATCGAATTCTAATTAGCCAAAAGTCAAACCTACAGTAGTCCGCGTATATTTAGGTTGACGTTTAGGTATATTGTAATATACACTTCGCCTGACATTACAAAAAAAGGCGTCCACCACCATGGAACACAAAGCATCGGTGGAGATTTGTTTCTCTGCATTCAACCGGGAAATCGATGTTGTCATCGATTACGAAATCAATGGCGATGAGGTCATGATCAACACGATCAGGCTGGAGCACGAAGAAGACTCGTGGTTTCAGCCTGCTATTGATCAGATCAATCTGAGTCTCGATTACGAACACCTGCACCCCTGGATTCTGCGCGACCTTAAGCAGCGCAACGATGAGGAAGAGGCCATTGCCTACCTGTCCAGCGCGATTTACGAAGGATTCAACGGGGTGTTCAGATGAATATTCACCCTGCAAACCTCCGGGAGTATGAGTTCGCTCCCGCTATCCGCGCGATCTGCGAGGCCGACATTTCACCAAAATTCAAATGGTGGCAATTGTCGGGCATCGCGTTCGCTGTTGCGCATAGTTCGAATCACTACCACCGTCTTTATCAGATAGTCAGCGATTTTCAGGACATTTATAACGGCATGGAGCAGGGAGAAATCTGCCCGTGCATTATCGAGGAATAACAATGGAACCAATTATCCACACACTCAAAACCCGTTGCGCCTGTGGTGCGGCTACGCTGGAAACCACTATTGATTACACCTACATCGATGGCGTGATCGAGATCCAGCGCATCCATAACGTGCTGAACGAATCATATTCGATTCCGGTCGATAAATCCGGCTACATCGAATACAGACTGCGTTTTAACGGGGCTTTAAGAGCTCACGCCGCGCGTGAAATTGAACACATGAAAAAGGAAGCGCGGCGCCATGATGAATGGCTGCGCGAGGAATTGGATGTTACCGGCGCTCCGGCCCATTTGAGGTCGTTCGCATGATTGTTACGCAGGAGCAGATTCAAAAGCTGGCTGAGAAGCTGAAGGCGACATTCAAGATGAGTGACATGGAAGCGCGCCGCGAGGCCGTGAAACTGATTCGCTGGCATAGAGGACCGCGGAAATGAAATTTATCAACCGCGACCACGCCGACAAGTCATGGATCAAACACGATCCATATACCGTTGACCTGTTCCATATCGAGGACAGAACCAACCATTTTCCGGGCGCGATACGGATCACAATGGCCGTTATCGCCGCCCTTGTTTTCATCAACTTTTTCTAGGGCAGAACCATGAATCAAATTGCACAAATTCACCAAAAAACCGGCTTTGATCTTCAGCCGTCAAACATCAACGAGGCTATGCAATTAGCCACCATGATTTCGCGCTCGCAATTGGCCCCAAAATCTTTTGCTGGCAAGCCTGAAGACACGCTTGTTGCAATGATGATGGGTAACGAGCTTGGCTTGAACCCTATGCAAGCTATTCAGAATATTGCCGTGATAAACGGGCGCCCTTCGATCTGGGGTGACGCCATGCTGGCGCTTGTCCAGAATCACCCGAAGTTTGGCAGCATCGAAGAAACCTTCGATGAAAAAACCATGACGGCCACCTGTACTGTGGTGCGCAGGGGCGGCAAACCGCACACCCAGACATACTCACAGCAGGACGCACAGAAAGCCGGCCTGTGGGGTAAGCAGGGGCCCTGGCAGCAGCACCCGAAGCGCATGCTCCAGATGCGCGCTCGCGGGTTTGCCTTGCGCAACCAGTTCGCGGACGCCCTTCTTGGTCTGATAACTGCCGAAGAGGCGAGCGACTACCCGATTGACACCCACACCGGCCAGGCGGTCGAGACAAAAACTATCGAGTCAAAACCGCAAGCCCTACCGGATTACACGGACGAGCAATTCCAATCCAATTTTCCAACCTGGCAGCAGGCTGTAATCGACGGCAAAAGTGATCCCGCCCGGATTATTGGCATGGTGTCATCCAAGTACACCCTGAACAGCAAGCAGATCGAAATGATCCGTGGCATGCATGTACCCGAACAGAATGCCGATCAGGCCGAGCCAGAGCCACAACAAGAGGCTCAGACCGATGGTGACGGTGATTGGCTGGGTGATTACGAGAATGGCTGATATCGATTTAATGGTTATTTGAAATGAATGTGATAAGCGCGAGTTACGGAAACGACAGTATAGCTCTCATACAGTGGGCGCATGAATCTGGGTTGCCAGATGTAACGTGCGTCTACAGTGACACTGGATGGGCTGCGCCTGACTGGGAAAACCGAGTACGTGAGGGCGAGGCTTTGGCAGAAAGCTACGGATTTAAAACCGTTCGCATACAAAGCATGGGAATGGAAGCATTAATAAAAATGAAAAAAGGCTGGCCTGGTAATGCTCAACAGTTTTGTACCGCCCACCTTAAAGGTATTCCATTTCTATGCTGGATCGATGAAGCCGACCCAAACAGACTTGCAATGATCATGGTAGGGAAACGCCGCGCAGAATCGAAAGCAAGGGAGCAGACCCCTTTTTATGTGTATGAGAGCGAGTACCACGGGGATAGGTTGCTAGTTCACCCGCTTTATAAGCACACCGATGCCGAGCGCGACCAACTCGTAAGCCGTAGCGGGATGGAGTTATTACCGCATCGAAGCCAAGAATGCAGTCCATGTGTTAACGCTAACCGTAACGATTTAATGATGCTGACCAATAATCAGATAGAGCGTGTTTGCCAACTTGAGGTTGAAATCGGGAAACCAATGTTTAGGCCAAAGCGTTTTGGTGCTGTCGGAATTTACGGTGTGATGGTGTGGGCTAAACATGGCAGGGAGCGCCTGGATACCTTATTTGATCCACTCGAAGATGAGGGTTGTGGTAGCCCTTTCGGGTGTGGGTTATGACAGCTAACAGAGACTACCCCGGCAATTATGGCGCTCCGGGCAGAGAGAGTATTTTCATACACGAATACCCGCCCTTGAAAAGGGCTTGATTTAACAACGAGGAACAACCAATGAAAGCACAAGTATTGAATCTTCAACAAGGTACGCCTGATTGGCACGAACACCGGGCAAACCATTTCAATGCCAGCGATGCGTCCGCCATGATGGGTATCAGCCAGTACAAGACCCGGGCGCAGCTGATCGCGGAAAAGGCGACCGGCGTCAAACCCGAGATTGATCAGTTCACCCAGCGCCGCTTTGACCAGGGTCATGAGTACGAAGCCATGGCTCGCCCGTGGGCCGAAGAGATCATTGGCGCCGAACTGTACCCCACAACCATTGCGGCTGACGTGCATGGCCTGCCGTTATCCGCATCGCTCGACGGTCTCACGATGGATGAGAAAACGGCCTTCGAACACAAATCGCTAAATGACAACCTGCGCGAATCTCTCGGACGCGGTGAAATCCCGCCCGAGTATCACTACCAAATGGAGCAGGGCCTTTTGCTGTCTGGCGCTACACGCTGCCTGTTCATGGCATCCAGCGGCGACAAGGACACCATGATGTACGCATGGTATGAGCGGAACATCCAGACCGCCAAGGCGCTGATCGCGGGCTGGACGCAATTCCAGATCGATGTCGAGAATTACGTCCCGCAAGAAAAGAAGCCCGAGGCGGTTGCCCAGGCTATCCGCGGTCTCCCTGCGCTGAATATTCAAGTAACCGGGGCCGTTACCACTAGCAACCTGGCGGAATACCAGCGCGCGGCCAGCGACTACATTGCCGGTATCAATACTGAACTGGCGACTGATCAGGATTTCGCGGACGCGGAGGCGGATATCAAATTCTGCGGCGAAGCGGAAAAGAAGCTGCGCCAAACGAAGATCGACGCCCTGAGCCAGACTGTTGAGATCGACGACCTGATGAAGACCATCGACTATATCGCGGAGGAACTGCGACAAAAGCGGTTGATCCTGGAGAAGTTGGTCAAGACCGAGAAGCAGAACCGAAAGATCCAGATTGCCGACAAGGCGCGCATTGCATACGAAGAGCATATCGCAGGCCTTGAATCGGAACTCGGTGGAATCAGGCTGACGACTGCGCCAGCGATTGTCTGGAATGATGTGATGAAAGGTCTGCGCACGATTGAGTCGCTACAGAACGCGGCTGATACAGCACTGGCCAAGGCCAAGATCAGCGCCAATGACGAGGCGTCCCGGTACCACTCCAACATGGCGACCCTGGCCAATGCGGGCGACCAATACCACCACCTGTTTGCGGACCTGCAGCAGATCATCGCCAAGTCAGAAGATGATTTTGCATCTATCGTCAAACTGCGCTGCTACGACGAGGATCAACGCATTGAAAGGGTTAAGCAGGTTGAAGAAGAGAACCGCAGGCTTGCTGAAGAGGCGAACAAGCAAGCTGATGAGGCTTCAACGAAAGAGCTTGAGGATACCCCGGTAGCTCGCGAACAGAATCATAGCGGCGACAGCGAGCAACCTGAAACAATGCCGGTTCAATATCCGTACCAGGATGAAACAATCAATGGCGCCAGCACGAAACCACCAGTTGATGCGCAAGCGCTGCTCTCCGATCTGATCGAATGGCGCGACAAGAACCGGGTGTCGAAGAAGGCCATGGAACAGCTTTATGATCTGATCTACGACTATTTCGAGATTCATGTGATTTGAGGACTGCGGCGTGGCTGATGAAACAGGAATAAGCTGGACAGATCACACTTGCGAGATATTTGGCCGTGGAATTAAGCAATGGCCGCGAGGCGCAGCTTTATGAGTAGAACAAAAGCGCAAATCGCTCAAGCAAAAAAGTTGCTGAAAAAACCTGCTGGAAAACTTGAGCCGATAGACCTAGCAACACGGAATGCACCGCCGTGGATGACGCGAGCATATAGCAACAATCGATATGTCGTAATGATCAACGATAACGCCAGTATAAAAGGTGTGACAGCGGTCAAGGCGATGGTGCAACGGCACGATGACAAGCCGATACCTGGCCACTGGAGGCAGTTGCAGAACATCAAAAACGAGCTGTTTGGGACTGAATCCACGGCCATTGAATTCTATCCTCCGGAGTCAGAGCTTGAGGACGTTGCTAATATTTATTGGCTATGGGTGATACCGCCTGAATCGGCTTTTCATAAACAACAGGCGAGGATTGAAGAGCTTGAGAGGATAATTCTCAATGCCTATAGCGCAGGCGAGGTACCTAGTCTTGCGGGGCTGACGCATGATATCGATTCACTATAAAGACTGAAGTCAGAGGCGATGGATAATTGACATGAAAGCACCTGACCCGCGCACGCGAAACAAGCAAGGAGAAACCAGACGTGAACTGTTGGAATTTCTTGAGCGAAACGGTCCTGCAACAAGACGTGAGATTGAGAAGCGACTAGGCATCGCGGGATATAAAACGACACTGGGGGCTATAGCTGTTGGGCAGGTAGGAAAGACAGAAATCATAAACCCTGAATTCGATCCAGGTATACCGAATTCCAGAGTCAGGGCGGTTGCATACAAGTTCTTAACTTACAACAGAACCCTGAAGAACCGGGAGATCAAGGACGGGGTAACATGGAATGAACGTAGAAAGCGCGATGCACTAAAAAAACGCATCGAAACCGCTATATCGCTTCTGCTAGAAAATGGCTATCGAGTAGAGAAAACATAACAGGGCATTAACCGAACTTTGCAAAGATTGTGGACATTTTTAGCTCATCTAATCACATTACCCTGATATGCCCAACCTGGTAACGGTAGAGAAATTCGCTGACCTTTCGGGCTATACTCCCAAGGCAGTCAGAAATAAAGTCCATGACGGCACTTGGCCCTATGGCGTATGGGTCAAGGCTCCGGATGGACGAATACTCATCGACCAAAGGGCATACGACGAATGGGCAATCAGCGGCCAGGCGCAAAAGCGGCCAGTAATACCAGCATCGAAATCAGTTTCACATATCAAGGCATCCGGTGCCGGGAGCGCATCAAGCTCCAGCCCACCCCCGCTAATCTGAGGAAGGCGGAGCGCCACAGGATAGCTATTATCGAGGCTATTGAGGCCGGTACTTTCGACTACGCGCACACATTCCCTCGATCCAAGAAAGCCCGCCAGTTCGCAAAATACAAAGGCTCCGGGATGAAATTGAAGGACTATCTTGAGCAATGGATTGAGCAGAAAGCGACCGAAATCCACTCCAGCACCCTGCAGGGCCACGAACGGACCTTGCGCAACCAGATAATCCCTCAGTTCGGCCACATACCAATTGGTAGCCTGACACGATCCGATGTCAAAGACTGGTGCGCCAGGATGAATTGCAGCCTGAAGCGGATCAAGAATATCACCAGCATCTTGAGAACCGCGCTTCAGGACGCTGTTTACGACGCCATCATTGAGGCCAACCCTATCCAGGGCTGGGAGTTTAAGCGGCGGGATGCACCGACCTTGAAGACCGACAAGATCAATCCGTTCACCCGGGAGGAAATTGCGGCCATACTCAATGTCCTGTCTGGTCAGAACCACAACATGATTGCCTTCTGGGCGGAGACCGGGCTCAGGCCTAGCGAGTTGATCGCGCTCGACTGGGGGGATGTTGACTTCATCCACAACCGATTATCGGTCTGGAAGGCGCTGACGGACGCTGCAAGCTCACCAGAGCCAACAAAGACATCAGCAGGTAATCGGGTTATCGATCTATCGGAGCGCGCTGTTGCGGCTCTCAAGGCCCAGAAGGAACACACTTGGCTCAAGGGTGATGAGATATTCCAGAACCCGCGCTATCAAGAGCGATGGACCGGCGACAGGCAGGTACGCGAGGTTATGTGGCGACCAACATTGAAACGCGCAGGCGTCATGTACCGGATTCCCTATCAAATGCGACACACCTACGCCAGCACACGCTTGATGGCTGCGCAGTCAATCGGTGACATTATGCATGTATCAGCTACTTTAGGTCACCGGGACTGGACATTCACAGCCAGGACGTACTCAAGATTCATTAAGGATGATTTCATGCGGCACAAAATGTTGTCCGAAAAGCTGTCTTAATTGACAGGGCTCCACGGGAAACCAAGGACAACAATTGTTTTTTCGTTGAAATCTGCGCGCCCAAGTGATTGATTTACAACATGCACAGCGAAAATAAATGGCGGAGAGCGAGGGATTCGAACCCCCGTGTGAGCCACTGTTTATGCGGGGTGTTTTCAAATGTTGCCGTAATGCTGTGATAACGCCAAACGAATAGCATCTTGTCAGTAGCCGCGCCCTGGACGATACTGTTCGCGCGTGAAACAACCAGTCAATACCGTGCAGACACTTACCGTAATCCGGGTAGCATCATGATAGGCTGCCCCAGCGTCCCATACTGGGGATTGGTGGCAATACTGATAGTGATTGCCCCGGCCATCAGCTTAGTCGTGTCCGAGGCCGTCACCACGACCGTGCGACATCCTTATGCCCGGTCGTCTGTGTCGGTTATCGCTGGCGCCATTACCTACTGCGCGTCAACCGTCATCCTGATCAACGCGCTGATTGCCCATTACTGCTGACCCGATTTCTTGGACCGCAGTTCCTGACCTTTCTCAATTAAGCCCTCGATCTTCCCTTCGAGATTCGCCCGACGCCTGCGATACATCCATGGCACCATCTGGTTCCTGTTGTACAGTTGCTCCAGTCTGCGAAGCTCAAACCGTAACGCCCGTTGCTGACGATCCAAGGCCATAGCCTGGAACGCATAACCGGATTCAACATCGACGCTCTGCAGCTTCACGCCGACTGATGACAGCATTGATTGCGTCACGCTGCGCTCGATACCGCGCCAATCTGTCGCTCCCATGAAGCCCGCCTCCACGATCTGGGTGAAGTAGTGACTCCCGGGGATGTAGGGCGCTGACGGCATCATGGATTGCACCGCGTAGACAGCCGATTTCATGGCCTTCTCGGTATTGGTGTCGGCCAGGTCGTTGTAGATATCACGGTCAAGGAACGTATTGCGGTTGGTCACAATCTCCGCGCCGATCAGCAAGGGCCCGCCCATCTGCAGCCAGGCCGGCATAAATGGAATGGCACCCTGATTCATATCGAACACGTCACCAGCTGGAATCCAGCGCCGAATATCCAGAAAGACAGGGTTATAGTTCTCATCCATAAACGGCATACGCACCATTCGTGGGACGCCCATCCATGTATTCCCGGATCTCGCTTCATCCATGGACCCGCGCTGACGATCTTCATCATCCTCGTCACCAGCTGCCATATAGGCCAGCATGTTCAGCCCATACAAAACCGTGATGTACTTGGCCAGCTTCCATGGCCGGTGAGCAATCGATGAGGCGATAGCCGGGATCGCCCGGTAGGAGTAGGAGATAAACGGTAGAACAGTCCTACGCGCGGCATTCACCCATGGCGCCCGGATGTCGTAATTCAGGAACTGTTCACGCGCCAGCCTAGCGGCCTCTGACTTCGTGTCACCAAGGCTCAAGCGCCGCATGTAGGTAGCCATACGGAAAACTTCATCCTCAAGCTGGTAGACATCAATCATCTTGTCGTCGAACTTCTTGATTCGGTCGCCGATCTTCTTCAGCGCATTGTAGAAATTCGACCAACCAAGGACTTCGCCCATTTGGTCGTCCGCGCGTTCCGCTTCTTCCATGATCTCCTTCAGGACCGGTGTCATTACGCCATCGCGCAGCTCGCGCGAAACGAAAGAGTTACCGAATACACCATGATCAAACGCATCCTGATAGACCTCACCGGCATTGACGTACTCACGAATGCCGTCATAAAGATCAGTCACCCGGACATCGATCATATCCATCAGGACCATGTTCGACATGACGTTGTTCATGTGGACAACCGGGTTACGGGCGGTCTTGTTCAATTTGAACGTGGTCATCAATGCATCCCACCAACCGCGCGTTTGCATTGACTGGATGCCCTGCAGGTCGCGCCAAAGTTCGGCTTGGATGTATTTCCCGGCCAGGTTGCCGTAAACCGGGGTGTTGGTGCCTTTGATCTTGGTATCGGGTACCCGCACCCAGTCGTACTGGGCATAGGTGTGGAACGTCAGACGACCAGTGGAATCGATTGAATTCGGCGGGGTGTCCTTGTGTTGCCAGACCCATTCATCATGCTTCGATACATCATCGAAGAATCTCGCTGTTGAAATATCGTGCGCCAGGGTGTGGAACGTCTTGGCGATGACATACCGGGCGTCCAGTATTTCGCCCATGCTCTCGCGCTCTTTCTTGGTGTAGTCGCGCCATACCTTAACCTTGCGCCCGGAAACACTGATCACCTTCCAGGTTCCACGGTTGTCGTATTCGGCAAACTTGGTCGGGATAGGCTCACCAGCAGGCCACCAAACGCGGTGACGCAACTTTCTCGGCTCGCCGCCGGGCTCGATATCCAGCTTCTCGTTACGCTCCCCTGCGTCCGTGTATCGCTCCAGAAGAATGAACTCCTGATTAAGCAGGCGTTTATCGGCCTTCCCTGCCGCTTTCTTCAGGCCGAACCAACCAGTGGGGGCATCCCGCAACAGCCTGTCCTGCTCAAAATCAAACGCCATTCCGCGCCTTTTCAATGCATCACCCTGTATGCGCTTACGAAACCCAGTTGAAACCCGGGCGACCATCTGCCCCAGGCTGGTTGTTTGGGCCTCATACTTCCGGTAAACCCGGTGCAGATAGGCGCCCTTGTTGCGCTCGTAGGTCTCCGCCGTGATCAGACCGAGATCCACTGCCTCGCGGCCCATTTCATCGATAGCGCGACGAATCGGTGGCGCAAGATCAGACCATGCTTGCTGTCCAACGTCCTCACCCTCAAGCATCGCCTTCACCATCTTCCATTCCTGCGGGTCGGTGATGTGTTCGGCCAGGCCTTTGATGAAATCGACAGCCTTCGCCTCCTGCGCCCGTTGCTGCCTCAGTGTTTCCTGTTCGCGATCAATGAATTCTTGCGGTACCTTGTACCGGTCGATAAGCCCGTGGCGCATGGTCTCAAGGCCTTGGTCGATAAACTCGACACCGGTTTTCGAATCAACGATTGCATGCCGCACGGCGCTTTCCAGTACCTGGCCGGGCTTCTTCTTGGTCTTGAACAGCTTCTGAATCGACTTCTCGATGATCGCCTCATAGGGTACGCGGAATATCTTGTCGATAGGCTGCGCGTCCATAATGGCGCGGATGACTGATTTACTGCCTGAATTCGCCTTATCACCATCCTTGCGGCGGAATTTGCCGGTGATCTCGATATCTGCATCATCAAAGATGACATAGTTGTAATCACCCTCACCTTTGCCACGGCTGGACCCATCCAGGTACTTGATGCCGCGAATGCCCTCTATTCTTAGCGCCTCACTTGCTAATTTTTTAGCCCCATCTCCATCAAGCGGAACAGCATGTTCAATAGATAGCTCACCAGCAAGCACACGGTAAAGAGTTGCGCCATCAACAGACCCTTGTTGGATATTCCGCTTCATTGGTTCAATAACTTCGCCAGCCAACAAGTAATCAACTACAGGTTTTAATGCAGCCCGCACCTTCTCACTCTGCCCACTCAACGGCTCATCCCAAAGCAAATACTCATCTTCGGCGGGTTTT